TCTACTGTCAAAAAGGTCATCAAGATTATCTGAAGTTTGTGTAATTGAAGCAGTAACTCTACAAGTTGCAATAGCACCAATATCAACTGGAGATGAAAATAAATAAGAACCAGAAGCAAATAAATCGGCAGAGGTTACCCCAGAATCAAAAAAACCAGTAGCATCATCTATGTTGCCTGAAGCACTATCAAAAAGTTCAGATGAATCTAATCGTAAAGTATTATCTGAGACTACTGTGTTAGTTTTAGTTCCTGAAAATGTTGGGGATTCAGTTTGTGTTGTAACAGCATTAAAATTACCAATAGAGGTAACTGTTGTTGAAATGATAGCTTCGTTAGCAGAAAAGTTTCCTAGCTTATCTACGGCTTTAATTAGGTATGAGCCGACCCTCGCTGGTACTACAACTGTGGTGGCAGGTCTAGCGACCTTCTCCACGAGTGCCACAGAATTTTGCCAACTAGCACCAGTAGTAAGTGTTGAATATCTAATAGAGTAAAAAGCCAAATCCAAATCACTAATTTGTTGCCAACCTAAATGTGCGTCTTGTCCAATAATATTACATGAAAAATCTGTAACATCAGAAGGTGGGTCTATCGCACCAACAATAGTTCTTGTTGCAGAAGTAAAAGATGAACTTACTCCAAGAGTATTAACAGCTTTAACTCTTACATTGTAAGTTTCTTGGTCTATAACATTTAACACTCTTTGAAATAATGATTTACCTGATGAGTGTACTTTAAAATCTGTTTCATTAGATTTTTTATATTCAACTTGATAAAAGTCTACAAAACTATCAGGGGAAGCACCTATTTGAATATCCATAGCAACGATAACTGTTCCGTCATTGTATGCGATAAGTTGGTCAGTTAAAGTAACTGAAGCTGGTGCAGTAACCGAGAATGGATTAGGTAAGGTTGTGTCAGGAATTACTGGTGCGGCGGACTTACTAGCCCAAGTGTAAAAAGAGTTTTGATGTTCTATTAATTGAAGATTAACTGTGGAATCAGTATTTATAGACAACCCATAAATCCTAAATGGTTTAGCAGAAAATCCACCAGTAGTATAAGTAAGTTCTACAATATCTCCGATAGATAAATTTAATCCTTCTGAAGTAATTTGTAAATCAACTCCAAGTGCGTTCCTAGACCTTCTAAGTAATACCTCGCACATTTCTTCTGCTGTATAAGGATTAGTAATTCCTTTGAAATCAAAATTACCTTCTAAATTAGTTCCGTTATCTTCAGCTAACATTGTTGCATATTGGTCGGCAGCATCTAAACCAGAATCATCAGCAGGTGGAAATGATACTGTATCTTCTTGCCAGTTTTTATCAGGATTAACAAATGTACCTAAGACTCTATTAAATTTGTAATTCTTTTTTTCTCCATAAATTTTTATACCACCAATAATTTTATCTTTATCAATGGTCATTACAGAACTTCCAGTTCCTTCTACTAATAATTTATAGACACCTTGCGTATAAGTAAAAATACCACGCATAGGATTTAATAATTCTCTTACATTCTCAATTAACTTTTCATTAGTGTCTAAGACAATGTTTGTTGTAAATAAATCTATATTAGCACCACCTGAATATGTTGGAACTTGTGTCTCGCAAGTATTAGCGGCAGTTTTAAATGAATCATAATTAGTTTCAAATGCAGAATTAGGTAATCCTTTTCCAAATCTCTCATTTCTAATGTAGTCTAATAAAGCTAAAGCTGGATTATCACTATAAGTCCAAGTAGTAGAATTATCTTGTAAATGTGAACCAGAACCACCTTTTGTAGAGTCTAATCTTGGGTCATAAACTTTTCTGCCTTTTAATGTAACTTTTATATCAGGTACACCGCCACTATAAGCATCTTGATTCCATTTGAATTTGAAAGCAACATAAGCAACACCAGATAGTTTATGATTAGCACCCCAGTTAGAACTTTCATCTAAGATTGAAGATACTGGTTGATTATCTAATCCATAAAAAGATTGTACTGAAATTAAACTTTGTCCATCTTTATAATAGTTAGCATCAGAACTACTTACTGTTCTAACTGTTTGGTCAGTTAAAGCACCTGACCAAGTAACTTCTTTGTCATTTACATAAATATCTTCAATAGATTCTATACCACCTTCACATAATACTCCTGCAAGATATAAAAATTCATTATTAGAACCAGAACTTTCAACAAATACTTTTTGAATACCTAGTTGTCGTTCTCCATAAACAACTGGAATAGATTCATTATTAGATGCTTTATTAACTAATATACCTTGTGCAGATTCAAATTGTTGTTGAGGAATATTAGGTAGTTTTGGTTTTGGTCTAATAGCATAACTTATGACTGTTGTTACAACTGCTACTGCTACTTGTGCTATAATACCTTTAGCCATTTAATCTATGCTCAGTTTGAAATTGTTTATAAATTTTATTAACTTGATTAGTTCTTATCCATTTTACTTTTTCATGTTCATCTGTAATGGATTTAAAATAATCTTTGCACCATTTATAAATGTCTTTAAAATTTGTTTTTGATATACAAGAAATTATCCAAATATTATCTCCACAATTCCATTCGTTCTTTTTAAGTTTGCCAGTTACAATATATCTTTGCTCAACTGTATCTGTGATAAATGCCCAATTAATAAATCCAGCTAAATTATTATCTTTATAAAATAATTGATACTGTCCTAAATTAATTGATGGAGTTATTTCATCAACTAAATAACCATAAGAATATTTATCGTATTTTTTAAACTGCCTAAACAAATGAATGATTTTATAAAAGTCCATTAACTCCTTCCCCATCTAATATCCTGAATAGCTTGTGATGAAAAATCAAAACCTACATCATTTGGAAAATGTAATTTTTGAGAGTTAGTATTTGTTTTTCTTCCTTTTTGTTTTTCAAAATCTGCCCAATGAGAAGCAATACTAATTGAAACTACTGAACTTGTTTCATCTTCATCTATATTAAAGTTTTCTATTCTGCCATCAAATAAAAGAAAAGGATTATTAATGATAGCTTGGTTCTCATCTAAAAATGCTCTATATACCCATGCTCTTTTATCCATATAATCATTATTTAAAAAAAGAGATATTATAGTTTGGTCAGCACCAGAAAATTTAAGAACTAAATTATTAACTCCTATTTCAGAACTTTCAGTTGCTTCAGAAGTACCAAGAAATAAAGAAGATGATATGTATGTATCTCCGTCAAAAACTATGTCTTTATAATGGTCGGTATAATATGTTCCAGTAGATATTCCTAGATGAACTAATTCAACTTGATTAAGTTTATTAGTTGCTAATTCAGTAATTAAGGAAGCATTTAAACTTCGTGGCATTATAGTACCTCAATCAAATCAACTTCGTATTGATAATATAAAGATGTTCCAATATTAAATTCTTGAATATCTGATGTAAGTCCTACTGTAAAATCTACATTGTTATAAATAATAACTGTATTATCTGATACAGCAGTTCTAAGGGGTGGTTCAAAGGTTAATGTTCCAGCACCAGAAGCATTAGAGTTTAAATCTGAAACCGCCATATAAACTTTTGTTTGACCAGTAAATCTAAAAAAATCTCCAGCTTTTAATATTCCATTTGTTGAAACTGTCATTCCATCAACTGAAGCTGTTATTGAACCAGCAGATACAGCACCATTAACAGAAATGACTGTTGAAGCAGAACCTAATGTATCTTCCATAGTTGCAGGTGTGTAAGTAAAAGATTCTAATTGGCTTCTTTGTTTCATTATAAAAGCAATTATAGGTGCAAACTCTGCTCTAGTCATAACTGGAAATCTTAAAGTTAATTTGAATCTTTGTCCGTCTATTTGTCTTGCTTGTCGTCTCCCAGATGAAGTTGTTGAGACAATAGTATTTTGTTGCGAACTAATAACTACATCTCTTGTTGTCGGTGTTGAAGGAAATACTCCACTCATACTAAATTAGATTTACCTTTTGCGTTTAATGCTTGATTAACAATATTAGTTATAGTTGCTCTATTGTTAAGTAGTAATTCTTTTACTCCTCTTACATCAGTTGCGTTAATTGTAAAATTAATATTTGTTCCACCGCCTAAATCGTGATTGGGTACAATAGTTCCCTTTGTTTCAGGAACAAATAATTCTCTACCTCGTTCTCCAACCATGTAAGGTTGTCCAGCTTGTACTTGACCACCTTCTGCTATTCCAAATATACCCTTTAAAAAACCACCAGCAAAATTTCCTATAAATCCACCAAAACCACCGCCACCACCAATACTCTTTAATGATGCTTGTCGTTCTAATTCTGCTGTTTGTTGTTTTAAAATATTTAACTTAGTTACTTGTGCAAGTGTATCACTAATATTTAATCCAAGAATTTCTCCTAATGTTGTTTTTTGTGTTTTTAAATTTCCAGTTTGTTCTTCAATTTCAAAACCAAGTTCTTTTAATATAGATTTAAGACCAATTCTTAATATTGTTTCAATCGCATTACCAAGCAAACCAATTAAAACATTATTAACTAAATTCCTGAAACCTTCTTCTAAAGATTTCCCTAACACTATTGCTTCTGCTAATCCTTGTGAAAATGAAGAAATTCCCTTATTTAAAGCATCAGCAATTAAAACAGAAGTATTTAATAAAACATTTAATTTTTGTTGATTGCCTTCTGTAATTTTTTCTAAAGTAGTTTTTAAATTAAATAATGAAGATTCGGCTTGTTGCACATCTGAAGATATTCTATTTTCTGTTGTAACATCTTCAAATTCAAATGGTTTTGCTCTTGTTATTTTTAAAGCATCTTCTAATTTTGCGTCCTCAATATCTTTTAAAAACTTTTCTGTACTTTTATTAAAACCAGAAAATTCTGTAAAATCTAAAGGGTCTTGCAGTTCCTCTAATGATTTTTTAAAATTATTAACACCTTTTGTTGCTTTTTCTGAATTTGTATAAATTAATATAATTGCCGCCGCAATTGCACCTAATCCAATTCCTATTGGTGTTAAAAAAGCAACATTTAATAGACCTAAAGCTATTGCAAGTTTTCTTATACCTTCAATGGCTTTATAAATTTGTGTTCCTACAAATATAGCTACAAATATTTCTATATTATCTACAAACACTTTTAATGCTTTACCAACTATTATTAATGTTTTTCCTAATATATCTCCTAAAGTAGTAGCAAAATCATTTATGGAAGTTTTGTTAATTTTAAAAAAACTTTCTAAATCTCCTAATTGTTTTTTTAATACACCAAAAAATCCAACAGAAACTTGACTAGCAAATGAAAATAATATGTTTTGCAAAGCAATAATAGAACCAGAAACTCCACTTTTTAATTGTTGATTAGCTTTGCCAAATCTACCACTTCCTGAAAATTCTCTTGTTAAAAATTTTAAGGCATCACTAGCACCAATTTCTAAACCTTTGGGTATGCCTAATAATATTCTAATATTTTCATCTGCAAATATTCTTGCATTATCTAAACCTTTTGTTGTTGCTTTTGCAAATTGTTCAACAGTTGTTTCAAATGATAATCCAGTTTGAGCAGATATATTGGATATTATTTCTAAATTTTTAGCTAACTTTTCAGGAGAAGAACCTAAAGCTAGTAATTTTCTTGATGATGCAATAACTTCATTTAATGGTATTCGTGCATTAATAGCAAATTGAGTAAATTGGTCAAATGCTCTACCGCCTTCAATTACATTTCCAGTTAATGAAGTTAATCTTGCTTTTGCTTGTTCAGCTTGTCTACCTATATCAATTAAAGATTTTATAGCTACACCAGCACCTAATCCTATTAAGGCATTTCTTAAATTAAATATTGAGTTCTTAACTTCAGTAAATGCTTTAGAAGCATTGTCTATCGCATTAAGTCTTATGTTTAGTTGCTGTTCTGCCATATCTAAGTTTTTCTTTATCCGCCTTCACTTTAAAATATGCCAACCAATAATAAAATTCGTCCTGAGACATTCTCAGAACTTCTTCCATACTTTTGCCTAATTCTTGACCAAGAGCAAGTATGGAATATAACTCAGGGTC